GGTGTGTTGGAGCACACGGATGGTCAATCCGTGTGTGCTGCAGTTACCGCGTTCAGTCGTTATCGGCGTTTCGGGCACGAGTGGTTACCTCGCTTAGGACGGTACCGCCGCACGAGCAAGTGGCCAACTAGAGGGGAGACCGGCTGCGCGCCGTGATCGGGAAGATAAGTATCGAGTAAAGCGGTTTTTCAGGCCGCTCCTCGCTCTTCCAGTCACTCGCGTAGTGGGTTATTCTCCTAATGTGGTCCTACCTGTTCGCGTGGCGAGACCGGTTCTTCGAACCTATGTGTCCCATGCCTGCCTAACACCCCGTGAGGGGTCGACGTCTGAACTTTCTGCTCCAATACACCTGTCCTGTTCGTCGGGAGGGTTTTGTTGACTGCACCCCCTCCCCAAGCTGGCCTGTCGGCTAGCTGCTCCAGCCCGATTCCTCGGGCTCTGCCGTGTCCACCTGAGCGTCGTCTTGAACGTAGTAACGACGGCCGAAGTAGGGATCAGTGATCCGGGTTTCAAGCCGGGTCTGTATCTCCTCCTCGACGAGATAGTAGGGCTGGGACCAGCCCCACACACTCCACAGTGACATCGGCTCGAGAGAGCTTTGACGCGCGCGACGGTTCTGATCCCCAACAAGTTGGTTGAACCGCTTCTCAAGCTCCACACGACGCCCTTCCCGCGCCTCCAATGAATTGGGGTCCCCGCTCATGACGACCTTGCGGTCACGAACAGCAAAATGGGTCTTGCCATCCTGTTCACGAGCCTGGAGCCACATATCCCGACAGTTCTGGTCGAGATACCAATTACGGAGACAACTGACCAGTACATCTACCGATCCGCGGTTGTGGACTGCCGTATGGCCGAAGTCCTCGCACGGTACGACTAACTTCGTGCGAGTCGCTAGCGTCTCTGATCCGGATGAGAGCAAGTGAGAGACAAGGTCTGTCCCGTCGACTTTGGGCGGCGTTAGCGCTTTCGCGCGTTTCGCCGCATCGAGGCATGCGAGCCACGCTGCCCTTTGGAGGTTGCCCTCCTGAGGCTGATAGCGCGGCTCGGCGAGGTGTCCGATGCAAGGCAGACCCAAGCCACCGAGCCCAGCGGGGATGGTGTATGAGACACCCGCTGGAACCCGTCGCAAAACCTGATCGTAGTAGAGGAGCGCTCGGTTTAGCCGACGAGCCGCCACATCCTCTGCCACGCCACTCACCAAGGCCACAATGTTCGGACGGATAGAATACCAAGGGGTTGAACTCAGCACGCTGGTCCCAGCATGCTGACCCTTAGCATCCATCCCGAACAAGAGAGGGAGGTTCAAGAACTTGTGGAGGACCCAGCCTTGCAGCCGGCCCTCCCCTTCCCTAACTGGCCCTGGTAATGTCGACACTATACGCATCTCGCTATTCATGATGACGAAGTCGCGAGAGGTGTAGTTCTTGCCCAACGAAGGTTCGAGCCCTACGGAACGAACCGCGGATTGCCAGGATGGGTACTGCTCCAGCTTGCACTTAAAGCAGATGTCGTCGCCGTTAGTACGGCACCCATGGTCTAGCAGGAACCGGGTCACGGAGCCAGCGCTCCAGCCCAGACCCACCGCAGTCGCCGCCGCATTTACGAGATTCAGGATGGGGAAGCTCATCGGAGAGCCCATCAACTGACCCCAGGTCTGCGCGCACTTGCCCCCTTCCGGGAAGCAACGCGTGTAGTCCAGAGTGTGGCAGGTAAGGCACCGACTGCCCAGAGCCGCCCAAGCCGTGTCGCACAGAGGCACACCCGAGTCGCCGAGACAGGCGAACCTACAGATGCACTCCCATGTCCACTCGCTCAGACGGGGATCCAGGTTGTCAGTGGCGCCCTTGTAGTCGCCTGACACATAAATCTCGTCGAGAGGTAGTACTTCGGCCGCGAACGGCCACCTCTCAGGCGTTATGGGGGAACCTACGAACTGGAAGAGTTCGGTCCGTCGCAGAATGCCGTGCATAAACTTCTGTAGCTGGAACGCCCTTTGATAGGGGTCAGGCTCACCAGAAGTCACGATACGGCACTTGCAAGGCTCCGGCACAGCTGAAGGCCGTGCCAAGATTGGTTTTTGGGAGCCGGCAGGTTCGTACGATCCGCGGCTGACCACGTTGGAAAAGACGCTAAGAAGCGCTTCGCCAAAGCGGTCTGCATAGACCGAAACCACCACACCCGGGACCAATTCTTCCATCCGGATCAGCTCTCTCGTCCAGAGAGCAGCAACAGGGATGTCGATGCGGTCAAGATCCTTCCAACAACCCTCCATCAATGCGCCAAAGGCGCCCCCGCTCGCGCGGGGCGCACCATAGCCAGCATTGATCGACGGGGCGGTCTCCTTCGGATCAAGACTTTTGCCACTGAAAGTCTCCTCAACAAGACGTTCGACCGCCAGGACTGTGCGGTCGAACAGCTCAGAGTGACGAGCGTCGCGGGGCTCGGTCAACACCTTGCAATGGTCCTGTAGAGCAGCAGAGATCTGGTCGTCCCCCATGCAGGGGGCACCGCGCTTGATGTAGAGTACGTTCTCAGCGCAGTGGTACACAACGTCGCGAAATGACTCGCTCATCCCTGTACGGGAAGCCGAGATCCACTTACAACGACGCTTGACCCAACCCCAGCCTAGACATCCAATTGGCGGACACTCCACTCCCGCAAGGGAGATAGAGTCCACCACTTTCTGGAGGGATGCTAGGTTGGTCTCGGACTGTTGGAACCCGCGTGCAGCAATATACGCGGTGGTCTCCTTCAGCCACTTCAGTGCGAGCCCGTGTAGATCAGCACGGGCTAGGAAGTCGATGACGCGACTAGCGGGCTCGGCACCCATTTCATAGGGTAGCCCCGAGTCCGTGGTCAACGACTCCCAGATCGACACCCAGATCTGGGCGGCCCTGGTGCAAGAGCGCTTCCATGCTTCCTTGCTCCAGGCCTCCTGCGACACCGGTGACCGACGGTGTTGCTTCGCGACATACTCTTTGTGACCAGCCTGGAAGAGGCTGTCCCAGAGAGTTCCGGCGGGAAGGGGGTTGGCTCCCTCCGCCGAAAGCTTGGTTATGCACCCAGTCAAGTACTCTACCATGAGTGCTGCAGCGGTCTTAACCTTGGGGTTTGTTCAAAACAAGAC